CATTTACTACTGGAGCGGTATTTGCTTCTGCTTCAAAAGCAGTAGCCATTTGTTCTGCAGTTTCTGACATGCGTTTATCCTTTTATCCTAGGGGTCGTTTTACGATATGAGAGCACAGATGACCTAACGTGGTATTACAGTATTTATTTTGACAATAGATGTCCTAATTGTCTGTATAAATTACTTTATTTTTGGTAGTCCTCTGGGACTCTGCGCTGTGGCAATTGAGTACCGTAGGCTTCCGTTACTAGTCGAGTGCGGACCTTTTCATCACCCATCTGGGCAGCGATGGTTGCATCGTCTAGTAATACTGGCTCTGTTGGAGCTGCAGGAGCTTCTGCGCCTGGAGCGCCTGGTGCAGAGGAACCACCAGGACCTGTTTGTGCTGGCATCGAACCTGTAAGGGCCATGATGTCCTGCTCGATCTGAGTTTGAATAAGCTTAAGTGCGCCGTCAGCCATGGCTTCATCTTGAAGCTCTTGACGGATCTCTGTGAGTTTCTCTTGTGGGAACTCTTCGCCCAAGATACGGAGGGCGCCTTCCTTAGACTCAAGACCAAGTGAGAGCATTGACTGAACTTCATTGATAGCAATGAGCTTGTCAAGAGGCAATGGCTGTGGGAAGTGGACATAAGAGCGGAAAGTAATAGGGTCGTTAATATCTAGCTTGTCTACTTGACCAGGCTTTAGTGGAACAGTGCTTGAGTTAGGATCCCAAACAAAGGTCTCTGGCTCTTTAAGGGCAAGGTTAAGAAGAATCAGCTCGTTAACGCGCTCAAGACCGTGGGCATACTGAACGATCTTCTGATGATAGCGGTTCATTAAAGGCTGGAATTGAATAGATAGAGCAACACCTGAGGTATTAGAGATAGGTTGTGCCTGACCAAGAGCAGTCTCAGGGACACCAATCATTTCGTGCATAGACTTCTTCATCATTGCAAGGAAGTCCATTGCGCCCTTTAGACCCTGAGCTCCGCCTTCAAGGTTCTCTACACGAGCGTCTTTTGGAAGACCGCCCCATACCTTGTTAGCGCCCTTTTCAAGCTGAGAAGCCTTAGCTCCAATAATTACTGTTACTGGCGCAGCGTGGTAGTTAACGATGTCAGCAATGTCTGTAGCGGTTTCGTTATACGCGCGGTTAATGTTAATAATGTCATTGCAATCTGAAAGGCCCCAAGGAGAACCAGAAATGCGGACATTAGGAATGTGAATAACAGGAATTGTGCCAAGAGGATTGGGACGCGAATCAATAAGCTCATCGTTGATGTACTCTTCAATAATGTCATCAGTCAAAATTTCTGTGTAAGTAAAGACTTGACGTGTACCTTCTAACGACGTACCCCAGAAGCGATACTTGAGCTTAAAACGTACAAGGCGTTCGCGGTCATGTGGGTGGAACTCTGGGAAAGCAAAAGAAGAGTTGAGGGGCAAAATACGTACACGGCCGGGGTGCTTACGTCCGGCAGGGTCAGTGTAAGCCTCTTCATAAGCAACCTTGATAAAGCAGTCACCTGACACAGTTCCCTGTTGACCAATTTCCCATAGGACTGTGGCCTTGTTGTTATCTACTTCCCACACACGCTCTAATAGGTCTGGAACAATAGCCTCTGTCTCTTTAGGGCTACGGAAGTTAACGCCCTTGCCAAAGGTGAAGTTAATAATAAAGTCTGTAAAAGCGCGGTAATAATTAAGTACCATCTGTGTCTCGCCTGTTTGACGGCGATAAGACCAGTGATGGCCGAGATACATTGCCCAGTTAAGTGAGTAGCGATTTAGGCGTGGGCCGTGAACTTCAAACTCTTCATCCGCTAGCTCTACTAGTCCCAGCGGGGAGATGGAGATGGTTAAATCAGAGGAGGCTGCGCGATAACTCGGTGGAGAAAAATCCATACCGCTCACTGCTCACCTCTTTCAACTCTAGACAATATTAACACAAATGTCGACTTATACACAAAGCGACACTCAGCGGAAGCGCTCGCCTCTAATGAGGTTTTGACCTACCGGCTTAGTCACTACCTTCTTTTGTTCTTTTTCTTTTTTGTCCTGCGCTTCTTTTGCGTAGTCGCGGAAACGAGGATCTACATCTTTTTCAGAAGTTACAAACTTGCCGCCTAGTTGCACATAACGAGAGTGAACCCAGTGGGCGGCTGCAGGAGAAGGGTAGGTGCGGAATTTTGAGCGCGCTTGAGTAGTAAGCATGTTCCAAAGCTTTTGATTTGCAGGGATCTGCTTAGGACCCTTTTTAACTTCTTTACCTGCGATTAATGCCATTAATAATCCTTAGATAGTAACCAGCCCTGCCCCCGGTAACTGAGGCAGGGATGATTGACTTATTTCTTAGTCGTGAACGACTGCAGGATTGCCAGCCTTCTGTGGACGACCGCTGCGGAATGCTTCCTCAATGCGGTTGTCACCGTGGTCTGCAAAACCACCAGCAGCAAACTCTGAAAGATGATCTGGAGCTTCTACCCATGCAGCAGAACCAACGTGAGCGCGTTCACGCATTGTCTCTTCTGGAAGCTTCTCAAATACATTCTGATTACGATTTGGACGACCTGCTGCAGGAACATATCCCTGCATAGCGCCCTTTGTGAATTCCTGTGGGACGTCTGTATCTGTTGCAATGCCTTCTTCAAAACGAAGTGGTCCGCGCTGACCAGGTGTAGCTGGTGAGACTTTGCGGTCGTAGACAGTGCCAGGACGCTCTGGGAACTTTGGATCTGGTGCAATTGCCATTATTTACTCCTATATTAGGTTGAGGACCTCAGTAACAGTGTGCTACAGAAAATACCCGTAGTCAGCCTAAAGTCTTATCTAAAAAATGGAGAGGACGATACTTCTATCTGCGGCATAGTCATTTCAATAGTTAAAGAGCAAGCAATAGCAAGAGAGTCTGCGTAGTCGTCGTGAGCGTGCGCTTCATCAGGGGCTTTGGCTAGGAAGTTAGGTCCAGTAAACTTGGTTTCCAAGTCTTCTAGCTGCTGCCTAAAACGTCGATAACTACGTAGCTTCCTGGTCTTAGCGTGGGCTGGCCAGCTAATAAGCTCGCGGTCCATAAGCGCCTTTAAGTGCTTCCAGCGCTTAGATTGTTCAGGCTGGCTACTGCCTACAGCAAAGACCTCTGCTCTAGGAAGAAGAAGCTTTAGTCTTTGAGCCACAGCATCACCTACGCCATTAGCGTCTACGCCTACGTACATAACGTTGTAGTTCTCTAAGAACTTTACGATCTGGAAGTACTGGTCTTCCCAGTCATCACCTTGTAGCTCTAGCCAGTTAAGTACTCGATGGTCAAAGTAGCCAAACTCATCCGGGCGATCCCAGTCAACCCAGACTACGGTAACAACTGTTGAGTCAACCTTACGCGCAGGGTCAATGCCAACAACTACTGGGGTTCTATGCCAAGCGCGTTGAATTTCCATAGAGGTGTCGCCAAGCTTGTCCATGACAGTTGAAGTAACAAACATACCGCGCTCAAGAAGCCACTTACAGTTATATGACATCTGGAACTCATCTGAGTCTTCACCAATACGGAGCTTCTCACGCTTAATGTGCTTTTCGTAGTTAGCATTTACTTTAACAACATCTCGCCATGTCCATTCAAAATGGTTCTGGCGCTTAGTGCGGGCAGTCTGCCTGCGCTTATTTAGCATGATGCTGTTATAGAAATTATTCTTGTGCGTGGTTGGGGTGCCGGTTTTAACCATAGTTCCGGCATAGTAGGCCAACATAGGCGCAATGGATTTGGATACTACAAAGTCATCTGCTTCTTGGCACTCATCAATAACGATAAGGTGGAATGACTTAGACTCAATCTTTGCGCGCGGGTTAGCTGTCATCATCATAAGAGATGAACCAGAGTTCTTTAGTTTAATCTGACGAGTAACGCCTGCAACACGACCTACGCTATCGTCGATCTCTGGATCACCCAAAATCTCTAGCGCTCTATCTGAGGTTAAACGGTTTACAGTACGACCAAAAAGTGTTTCTACCTGGCCTTCAACTGGGGCAAACATACCCACCATAATTCCGTCTTTAAATCTACCAAGCAGGTCTGGGTACATCTTAGCTAGGCGCGGAAGTAGAACCATAAGGGTGGCTACGGTGTTAGCAATAGTCTCTGACTTACCTGACTGACGGGCTGCTAAGGCTGTAATTTCTTCACTGTCATTAATAATGACTGATTCAATAATGCGGCGAGCAAGCGGCATTTGGTATGGGTGAAGCTCGTGTCCAACTAGAGCTGTTTGAAATTCTATGCAGCGGTCAACTAGCTTGTTAACAAAGGCTTTGGAGAGCTCATCTAGCTCTACCTCTTCGTCTTCTACAAGCTCTTCTTCTATCTCATCCGGATAGAACTCGTCTTCGTCATCTATTAGTTGGTCCATATAACCTTTAGTTTATTTTAAAACAAAGAGCCTAAGTCGTTAAACATAGGCTCTTTGCGCCATCTACGGGGAGAGGAAGAGAGGCGTAGACAATAATAACATAAATGTCTATTTGTCGACAAATCAGTTTAACGGCGTGGCGTGCGCTTTCTAAGTTGATCCACCATGGCATGAAGAGCCTCAGCCCCGTTTAGAGCCTCGTCTAAATAGATGTCATCTCTACTGCGCTGGTACATAGAAAGGCAACGGCCGATCTCATAGATAGATTGATCTAACCAGCCCTCAATTTCAGGGGTTTGTAGCCTAGATACTCTCTTAGACACCTTCTCAGAGAATGGCTTGTCCCAGACC